GAAAAGTTCAGAAAAATGAATTTAACAGAAGTGTTTAAAAAGATTGAAATGGCATTAACACCTTCAGAAGATGTTGCTCCAGAAGTACATGAAGAGGTTAAAGTTGAGATGGCTACAATGAAACTAGCTAATGGTATTGTTGTAGAAGCAGAATCATTTGAAGCAGGTCAGAATGTTTTCTTGATTGGTGAGGATGATGAGAAGGTAGCTGCTCCTGTGGGAGAGCATGAATTGGAAGATGGTAAGATCCTAGTAATTGAAGAGGAAGGAGTCATTAAAGAAATCAAGGATGCTGCTGAAGAGGTTGCTGAGGAAGTTACTGAAGAGCCTGTTGCTGAAGAAGAATCTACTGAGATGGCTGAGGAAGAGATGGCGTATGTAAGCAAAGAAGAGTTTACTGCTGCTATTGATGAAATCAAAGAGATGATTGCTGCAATGATGCCTAAGGAAGAGCAATCTGCTGAGGAAGTAATTGAGGAAGTGGTTGAGGAGAAAGTTGAGATGAGTGAAGCACCTGCTGCTAAGAAAGTAGCTGCTGCACCTGTTGAGAAGAAGCCTCAGGTACAGAACTTTTCAAAGTCAGGTAGAGGAACTACATTGGCGAGAATTTATAGTAAACTATCATAAATAAATAAAAAAAATGGCTGATTCTATTACTAGTAGTTATGCAGGAGAATTTGCAGGGAAATACATTGCCGCTGCATTATTGAGTGCTGACACTTTAGATGGTGGAGGTATCACTATCAAACCAAATGTAAAATTCAAAGAAACAATGCGTACTCTTGCAACCACAGGGTTGGTTAAGAATGCTGCTTGTGATTTCTCTGATGCAACAGATGTAACAATTGCAGATCGTGTACTTGCTCCAGAAGAGTTCCAAGTAAACCTGCAATTATGTAAGAAAGACTTCCATGATCAATGGGAAGCTGAACAAATGGGTTATGGTGCTTTTGATGAGTTACCTGCATCATTCACAGATTACTTAATCGGTTATGTAGCTGATAAAGTTGCTCAGAAAACAGAGGAAACTATCTGGCAAGGTGTTACGGCTACCGCAGGTGAGTTTGATGGTTTAGTTACTTTATTGGAAGCAGATTCTGATCTTCCTGCTGCACAAGACATTACAGGTGTTGCAATTACTGCATCTAATGTTATCACTCAGTTAGGTCGTGTTGTAGATAATATTCCTGCTTCAGTATATGGAAAAGAAGACTTGTACATCTATGTATCACAAAACATTGCTCGTGCTTATGTTCGTGCTTTAGGTGGATTTGGTTCTATAACGGCAGGTACTGGTGATACTGAGTCAATTGCAAGTACAGGAAGTGGTGTAGAAAACAGAGGTACATTATGGTACTCTCAAGGTCAAAACTTGGCTTTTGATGGTGTGAAGTTATTTGTTTGTTCTGGTATGCCAGACAACCATATGGTAGCTGCTCAGAAGTCTAACCTATTCTTTGGTACAGGTCTTTTATCAGACCACAACGAAGTTAAGGTTCTAGATATGGCTGATCTTGATGGATCTCAGAATGTGAGATTTGTAATGCGTTTTACCGCAGGTGTTCAGTATGGTATTGTTGATGATATAGTATTATACCACGACTAAGAGTTGATTGATTAATCTTAAAAGGGGCAGGTAGGCTGATGCTTGTCTGCCCTTTTTTAATAAAAAAATAATATGGCTTGTATAGTAACAAAGGGAAGAACTGAACCTTGTAAGGATGTAGTTGGAGGAATCAACGCAGTATATTTCGCTGATTATGGTTCATTAGGTACTATCACTTATGATTCAACAGATACAGATGTAGTTGATGGATTTAGTGAAACTCCTGTTTGGTTTAAGTATGTAGTAAAAGGCGCATCCTCGTTTGAGCAAACTTTTACCTCATCTAGAGAAAATGGAACTATTTTCTATGAGCAAACATTGAATGTAAGTTTAAAGAAGATGAGTAAACAATCTCATCAGGAATTAAAACTTCTTGCTAATGGTATGCCTCATGTGATTGTAGAGGATAACAACGGAAATAAGTTCCTGATGGGCTTAGAATATGGTGCATCAGTTTCAGGTGGAACAATCGTTACAGGAACTGCAATGGGTGATCTATCTGGATATACATTGACAATGACTGCTCAGGAGAAGATTCCTGCTAATTTCGTAGATGCTGCGATTACTCCTAGCACATCAAACATTGATGACTTAGATGCATAATCTTAAATCCTGATTATAATCAAAGAAGCCCCTCCATTAAGGAAGGGCTTTCTTTTTTGGTAGATAGTCTACCTAGAGAGATGAATGGCAAATATACTACAATTGTTGTTTTGGGTTTTATAATTGTATGATAATAGTTGAAGAATTTACGAATCCAACAATCAAGATGTATCTCAGGGATTTTACAACAGAATCCTTTGAGATTGAGATTATATCAGAAAGTGATAAAGAGGATATCTATGAGGATATATCAGGGACATATGATAGCTTTAGAAAAACACTATCATTCTCCTATGATACTTCTGTTCTTTATCCTGAAAACTTCTATATAATTAAGATATGGGAGGTTGGAAAGGTCAAGCTACTTTCACAGGATAAGATGTATGTATTACCTTCAGGATCTGAAGTAGGAACATATCAACCTAAGTTGACCACAACAGAAAAGACTATGAATAACGAGTATAAGATTTATGGAGAATAGTATCAAATTTGTGCAGCTATCAAGCTATACAAGCCCTGTGATTTCTGAGAATAGCAGAAAGGGATGGGTAGAGTATGGAGCAGATAACAATTACTTTCAGTATTTGATAGATAGATACAATGGATCTCCTACAAATAATGCAGTTACTTCTGGAATCATTGACATGATTTTTGGAGAGGGTATTGATGCTACTGATTCAGGAAAGAATCCAGAGGGATATATTCAATTAAGGAAGTTGATCAAAGATCAGGAATTGAAGAAGTTAATCAATGATTACTATATGCTTGGTAATGGTGCTTTCCAATTGATATACAATCAGGATAAGAGTAGAATAGTTGAAGTTCATCATATGCCTGTGGAATGCCTCAGAGCAGAGAAATGTAATGAGGAAGGAGAGATTGAGGGATATTACTATGCTTATGATTGGGATAAGGTCAGAAGCAAGAAAGGTGTTGAGAGGATTCCTGCATTTGGATTTGGTGAATTATCTGATAAGATTGAGATATTGTATTTCAGACCTTATCGTTCAGGATCTTACTACTATTCTCCTGTTGATTATCAAGGTGCTTTACCATATGCTGAATTAGAGGGAGAGGTTGCAAACTACCATATCAACAATATCAAGAATGGTCTTGCTCCTAGCATGATCGTTAATTTCAATAATGGAGTTCCTCCAGAGGAGGAGAGAAATATCATTGAATCACAGATTAAGCAGAAGTGGAGTGGATCAAGTAATGCAGGGAAATTCATTCTCTCATTCAATGATAGTGCTGATACTGCTGCATCTATTGAGCCTGTTCAGTTATCAGATGCTCATAACCAATATGAGTTCCTATCTAAAGAATCTCAGCAGAAGGTATTGGTGGGACATAGAATCACATCTCCTATGTTGTTTGGTGTTAAGGATCAGACAGGATTAGGAAACAATGCTGATGAGATAAAGACTGCATTCACTTTGTTTGATAATAGTGTTATCAGACCTAAGCAGAATCAGGTGATTGAAGCCTTAGATCAGATTCTAGCTTTTAATAATGTATCATTAGACTTATACTTCAAAACACTTGCTCCTTTAGAATTTACAGAAGTTGAGGAGGTACAAGATGAGGAGACTATTGAGAAGGAAACAGGGATTAAGATGAGTGCTCCTGAGTTCACTAAAGAGGATGAGAAGGAATGGCTTGAATACCTTGCTGATAAGGGAGAGGATATTGATGAAGAGGAATGGGAATTGACTGCAGTTCAGGATGTGGATGATCCTGATAAGGAAGATGAGATTGTAGAGGCTATTACTTCTGTAAGTATGGCAGCAGTTTCTTCCTATGGTGATGCTGAGGAGAGATCATCAGGAGATGCAGGAATGTTCAAAATAAGATACAGATATTCAGGATCATTGAAGGATAACTCAAGAACATTCTGTGTTGAGATGGTTGGATTATCTGATGGAGGCAAAGTATATAGAAAGGAAGATATCAATCAAATGAGTTTCTCTGGAGTGAATGGGCAGTTTGCTCCTAAAGGGAGATCTACATATTCAATCTTTAAATATAAAGGAGGAGCGTATTGCCACCATAAATGGCAGAGGCTTGTTTATATGAGAAGAAGAGATAAAGGGAAGTTCTTGCCTAAGAGCAAAACTGAGGCTCTAGAAAATGATAGAAGAGTATCACCTAGTGCTGCAAGTTCAGCAGGAGTTCCACAGAGCAAGATCAATCCTAAGGATTATGATACTGCTAATACTAGACCGATTGATATGCCTAACAGAGGAAAACTAAACTAAGATGGCTGAGATATTATTTGTATCACCTAGTGATGTTATTAAGAGAACAGGAATCAATGGGAATGTTGATAGAGATCAGATGATCCAATTCATTAAGATTGCTCAGGATATTCATGTTCAGGGGATTCTAGGAACTAAGTTATTCAACAAGATAAAGAGTGATATAACAGGAGATTCTTTAGCAGGAGATTATTTAGCCCTTTTTACGGACTATATTCAGGATATGGTAATCCACTATTCAGCAATAGAGATACTGCCTTATATCCATTATAAAGTAGCAAATGGAGGGATATACACTAAAGGATCAGAGAATGGTCAGAATGTTACAAAGGAGGATCTTGATTATCTAGTACAGAAGGAGAGAGATATTGCAGAACATTATGCAAGAAGATTTGTGGATCATATGGCGTTTTATAATTCAAAGTTCCCTGAATACAATTCAGCATCTGATGATGATATGTATCCTAGTAAGAATCAAAACTTCAATGGATGGGTTTTATAATTAAGAATACTTACAAGCCAAAGGTGGAGAACATCCAGAAGCTAAAGAAGTATATCATGAAAAAGAATAGCAAAAAATGAATTTTGGTAGCATATATAGTTCAACTTATTGGGGCAATGGAGTAACTGATAATACTATTAGTTGGGGTGTTGTTTATGTTAATCTAGTATAAGAAAATATGGCAAGTGCAAATTTAGTATTAAAGCAAACATTGAATGTTACCTGCATGAAGAATGATACCTTCAAGCTAGATATGGATTGGGTAGATTCAAGCAGTAATCCTATTGATCTAACTGCATACACATTTAAATCTCAGGTTAAGACATCAAGTGCTGCATCAACGGCAATATTGACTTTTAATGATGGGGATTTCACAAAGGATGCCTCTGGGAATCTATTGATGGAGAAAGCAGCAGGAGACATGGAACTGAGTGCAGGGAAATATTACTATGATATTCAAGCAACGAAAACTGCTACTTCAGAGGTAGAAACTTGGGCAGGAGGATTGTTTATTGTGCAACAAGATATTACAGAATAATGCCTGTTTCAATGATATTAGGATCTGCTCAATCAGTAACTATAGAGAAGAAAGTTCAGCCTGTTGTATCTTTATTAAAGAAGGTTCAGCCATCTGTTAGATTGGTATTAGGTGGTGGAGTAGCTGAAATATTTAGCACTACGCAATGGCAGAATATAACCTCTCCAACTTGGGAGGCAGTAACACAAACTTGGGATTAATATGGGAACATCATTAAGTGGGTTAACCCCTGCAACAACATTTGATGCACTAATAAAAGTAGGAGACAATAGTGCCTTATCTGCATCTTTAAAAACTATTAGCGATGGTGAAGGTAATGATAGCCCACTAAAGCTATCAACTGCTGCCGTAGGTATTGGGAGCATCACGAATGTAGAGACTGAGATAAACGGCAAACAAGCTACTTTAGTTAGTGGCTCAAGCATTAAAACTATAAACTCTACCTCAGTATTAGGTAGCGGAGATATTAGCGTACAAGCCACCTTAGTAAGTGGTACAAACATAAAGACTATAAACTCAGCATCTTTGTTGGGTAGTGGTGATGTAGCAGTTCAAGAGACTTTAGTAAGCGGTACTAATATTAAGACCATAAATAGTACCTCACTTTTAGGTAGTGGAGACATAAGTGTATCTGCATCGGCAGGAGGTAGCAATACACAAATCCAATTCAATGATTCTGGTGCATTTGGTGCTGATTCTTTGTTCAATTGGGACAATACGAACAAGCGTTTGGGCGTTGGGGAAACTACACCAACGGCAAGAGTACATATTCAAGGGGAAGGGGCAACAAGTGCTACCACATCTTTATTAGTAGAAAATAGTAGTGGTGATAGCATAATGTCACTTAGTGATGACCGCAATGTTTTAATCAATAACCAAATATCCGTACAACATAGAGGTTTTGGTCAATGGTTAAGAGTTCTAACGGCTGGTGTAACATCAAATGTTTCTTTATACGGATACGGAGTTGGCAACGCATCTCATAATTGGCAAACCCAATCCAATTATAGCGGTTCAAATTTTAGGCAGTTCAATACAGGTTTTTCTTTTGGTGCAGGTGCTTTACCTCCAGAGACTGCAAACACTTTAATGACCATAAGAGGAAGCGGAGCAACAC